CATTGTCATAGCCATAGTCGGGTCTCCTTATTCTGGCTGTACCTATGTATAGCCACTAAATGAGGCTAAAGTAAAGTGGGGGTTAGTGGATTTCTGCGTAGTTTGTGCCGAATTGTGCATCTACACCCAATGGCACGTTGAGTTTTAGCTTGTCGTTAAGAGTTGCAATAGCTTTCTCCATCAGTTGCTTTGTCTGCTCTTGTTGCCCATCTGCTACAAGTGCAATGATTTCGTCATGGAACTGTCCGATAGTCTGGACACCATTACGTCTACAGAGTGCTACCCAATTATCGAAGCAGAACACCCCGGTGGATTGGTTGAGGGTAGAGAACTTGTCCTTGTCACTACGAAGACTGTGGTAGTACCCACTGACAGGGTTCTTGAGCCACTTCTTACCGTTCTTTTCCCTCGGGTACATGCTGTCCGCCAACTTAGGGATAGCCCAGTTGCGATCCCAGAAAGCCTCCAGCAGCTTCTTGGACTCCTTGACTGACAGACCTGTGGTGCGACTGAGCTTGGTTGCACCGACGCCATAGGTCGCTGAGTAGTTCACCACCTTGTAGTTCTTACGCAGCGCCTTGAGGCTTATCTCACCCAAGTTGTGCTTGTCTATGTCAGCCTGAGTGATAGCTCCCGCATGCTTAGCCAAGTCAAGGTGTGGATCAAAGCCCTCTCGGGACATCTCTGCAACATAATCAGGATCAATCGGCTGCATGTAGTGCCGCTTGGTGGTATCCTCAAGGCTGGTCATATCAGCACCACACAACACAAACCCCTCTGGGGCAGTGAGACAACCACGAATTTCTGCACCCCAAGGCTTGTCTACACCGGGAAGGTTGACCAGTGGCTTGTAGTGCTTGAACCGTAGGGTGTTGGTGAACCCTGCAATCTCTGCCTTAAGCCAGCCATCTTTGTGGCAGTCCAAGAAGCCCTTGAACACACCAAGGCGGTGGTTGATGACAGACAGACCATCCAAAATTCCCACTGAGGGGTTCTTGTCGATCAGTAGCTTTACACTCTCACAAAGCTCAGAGCCGTCCCTGACCTGCTCTACAGTACGCTCAGAGCCATCAGGGTTCCTGTGGTACTTGAATGTAGCAGGTTGCCAGCCAAGTGCTTGAAGCCACTCCTTGACCTGATTGTTGCTGTTAGGGTTAGCACGCTCTTCCTTGTCCAGAACCTGTATGGGGCCTACTGTGGTAGAAGGGTGGCCACCAGCCCGTAGCAGGGCATGCCAGCGCTCACCATAGACGGTAAGGCTACCATCGGCCTTGGTCATACGAGAGGGCTTCTCCACCTTCTTGTAGATCATATTCTTCGGCATAGCTTCTGCGAGTTGCTCGATTTTCTCTTCTTTGAGCCGCTGAAGCTCGTCGTAGTGAGACTGAGCCTTTGCCACGTCCAGCTTCCATCCTAGAGCTTCCTGCTGTCGAGCGCAGTCCATCTTGAATGACAAGTATTGAACGAAATTTTCTCGCTCCGTCTGGTCCTGATACAGCCACTCTAACTGGGCCGACAAGTCCTTGTAGAGCCTTGCGTTGATCTTCACGTCTTCGTTGCATCGGTGTGCATACTCCTCTGGGGTCAGGTTGTTCCAGTCAGTGATCTTAGGCTTAGGTACGCCGTAGTCTTCTCCGTAGCCCTCAAGCCCATGACGTGGGCGGTCATGATTGAGATACCAAGACAGAGCCAGTGTATCCACCAGCTTTGCCTTGACCTTGATACCGAGCAGCTTTTCCACTACGGGGATGTCAAAGCGGATGATGTTGTGACCCACTAAGGTCTCTGCCTGAGTAAGCAACACAGCCATCTGGAACTCATCATGCGTATGCTGAACTACACCATTCTCATCCATCCAAGAGAGTACGTGGATTTTGGTGGCCTCTTCCAGTAGTCCGTCAGTCTCTATGTCAAATACCGTCATCTTCCCGCTCCTTGCAATACTTGGCTACAGCCATAAGCTCGTCTGCTGTGGCATTTCCCTTGAGGGAGTTAGCCCTGTGAGATATAACCTGTACGTTGCCCTTTGTATAGCCTTTTTCCGGCACTATACGATCTAGAGAGGGGCTACCTGCCCCCGGCTGACCTCGACTTTTCTCTAGCTTAATCCCAAGGATAGGGCAAAACTCTGGGATCACTACATCACTAAGCTCTATGTCGAAGGGGATGCCTCGGTCGTTAGATCGGCACTTAGCAGCATATAGCATGGTCTTCTCGGGGTTCTTGTCCTTCCAGAGATTGCTGTAGGCCCTAAGCTGATCCCCAACCCTAGCGTACTTCTCAGAGTCCCACTTCTTCTGGTAGGCCCTCTGTTTCTCACGGTCCTTGTAAGGCATCACGCTGCATCCTGCTCAATGTCATACCAGAAGTCGAGCCAGAACTCCAAGTGTTCGTTGTAGAGATCGGAGTTCATAACTGTGAAGACAACCACGTCTCCCATATTCACAAAGAGAGCTTGGTTATCTGTATCTACCGACGCTACTAAGCCATTGCCTAGCTTCACACCGAAGGTTAAGCCGTAGGGCCTAGAGGCAGGTGATAGGCGACACTCCTCGTAATTAGTTTGCTCCAAGAACTCTAGCATCTCATCTTCATCAAAGTTGTTGTACTTCTCCACAAAGGCGTCCACCAGCCCTTGTGTCTCTTCGATGGTTGCCTTCTCCGTAGCAGAAAGGCTTTCCCAATCTGCCATCATCTCTGGGTCGTCGGAAATAATCTCAGGCCAAACAGTCATCACGCAAGCTCCTTAAGGATAAATGTCTTTGGATCGAAACGCATTCTACCACCATGTCCAATCTCAGCGCAAGGTCTATTCTTCTCTACGGCCAAGAAAGTTGTATTACGGTCATCCTCATCATCCGACTCTTTGTTACGACTGAGGTTGACGATGACAGAGGCACGCTGTGCAATCATCTTACAATACTTAGGGTCGCCATTGTCGTTGGTGTGGGCAATGGTCACAATCCCTACGTTAAGCTCTGCTGCCAGCTTAGACAGGCGTACAGACAGGTCAGCAAGGATTTGCTCTTTGCCGTCTTCTGTCAGGCCAGCTACAACATCTTGGATAGGCTCAAAGAAGATGAAGCGACAACCACAAGCCTCACGAAAGAAGCGGATTTGCTCGATAAGGTCATCAGCACCTTGACCATCAGGAAGGTAGAACTGGTAGAAGTTCTCATCCTTGGTGAGTTCCACGATGGCTTCTTCGACTAGGGGGCCTGTATCCTCATCAATCAAGTCTCTACGGGTTACGTTGCCACCCAGATGATACGACACCAACCCTAGCAGACTACGCAGCTTGGTTTCCTCAAGGTGCCAAGTCGCAAACGGAACCTTCTGTTGCAACAAATTGTATTCAAGGTAGCGCATCACCTCGGTCTTACCGACACCTGTTGGTGCCTTGATGACAGTGAAGTGACCCTGCATCAGACCCATGATCTTGTCGTCAAGAGCTTGGATGCCAGTGGGTACATACTGATGTTCTGGTGTATCACGGTACAGGCTCAAGAACTGCTCACTGGTGTTGAGGATGTTCTCTGGTACAAACTTCTTTGCAGAGTACCAAGCAGACTTGAATGCCTGTCCCTGACGTGCCTCAAGGAACTCATTGGCGTCCTTGTACTTGTCGTGTGGTACACGGTACACCTTGTTGGGGAACAGGTTTGCCATCTTAGCAGCAATAGCATTGCCAGCTTCGTCATTGTCTACAGACAGGATGATCTTCTCGAAGCTGTCCAACCAAGAGCCACACTTCTCCCACAAGGCCTTAGAGGGGGTAGCAGAAGGCAGGGATACTACAGGATTAGTGTAGTTGCCTCTGAGCATCTGATAGGCAGACATCGCATCTACTTCGCCCTCAGTCACAGTAACGTAACGAGCAGAGCCAGCATTCCAAAGGTTCATGCCGAACAACTCATCTGCTCGTAAGCCCTCTGCACTGAATGCCTTTGGGTAGTACCGAATCTTCTTGCCACCAGAGGGGTAAACATACTCTTGCTTTACTGGACCATCAGCATCCGAGTAAGTCTTTACCCCGTAGAACTCCATAGTCTGTGTGGCAATACCACGATCTGCTACAAAGTTCCCACTACCAACTTGTAGGCTAGTAGCTGGTCGGATGTTCTTAGGCACGTAGTTCATGTTGTTCTCCTTATCTTTGAGTGGATACTTAGCAAGCACTTCTGCTGAGTAATGCTTTCCTTTAGCTGGGTAAGCTACCTGACAACTAAAGCAGTTTCCAACCATCTTCTGTGTGTTGTAGCTGAAAGCATCAGAGCTATCACAGTGTGGGCAAGGTTGGTGTGGTATCTCAGTCATTATCTTATCCTCTAGTCATTCTGTAGTTTGTTATAGCCACTAAATTCTGTCCGGGTAAAGGGGGGCTATCTACGATTCCACTACACTTTTTAGTTTTTCCCTGATCCTGTTGTCAATCTGCAACACTCTCTGTTTGGTGATGTCGTACTTCTTGCCAATATCCACCAGAGACAACTCATCAGGGCCATACTTCAAGAGGAATATCTCGTAGTCCCGCTCTGATAGGGTATCTTTCATCAAACCTTGTACTTGCTGCACCCACAGATAACCCTCTGTGTGACCCTCGTACAGAACCTCGTCTCCCTCTAGAAGGGCTGTAGAAGCTCCCAGAGCGACTTTGAGGCTGTCGTAGGTATCACTGGTCATGTACTCTGTCACCGGGGCTTCAGAGCCGTTCCTGATAGCCTTAGCGTTCTCCCTAGTTTCAGAGGAGGGGGGTATGCTCAGGGGGCCTTGGCGAAGGGATATAAAGTCCTGCATCCTCTTCCGGGCTACCATCACAAAATCACCGGGGGCTATATATCCACGGGCATCGGCCTCTAGGAGGGCTACCATCCCCTCTTGCACAAGGTCATCGTACAACTCGTAACGCCGGAAGCTAGAAGCTAACCTCCGGCACAGGTCCATCTTATCTTGGGTGTTCATACATTAACTCGGCTCTCTAGGAATCCGTCTACATAGTCGCAAAGCTCACTAGCAGACATATGGATACGACCCGCAGCATCAGGGCTTGGGTGTGTCCGGCTCTTACAGTCATCAAGCATTGCCATAGCATCGTCGATGATGTCTTTGAGTACGTGTTCAATCTCGTCCATGTCTATCTCCTTGGTTAAGACCACAACAGAATAACAACTCAGTCAGAGGTGTCAAGTCATTTTCCACTGGTGGGGTCAGTCAATTTCCCTCGGTGGGTCTCTCATTTTCCCACGGGGGCCTCAATTTCCCACGGGGGTCTAAGGCTCATTTTCCCACGAGGGGGTCATTTTCCCACGGGGGAGGTCAGACCAGCCATGCGTCCAGTGCATAGCTCATCAGCCATGCGTCCAGTGCATAGCTCATCAGCCATGCGTCCAGTGCATAGCTCATCAGGTATGCGTCTGGTGCATGTCAACAGAA